TACGTAGTATTCACTGTCTGTATTTGCGTCGTATCTATATATTTGTTTGTTAGGTATAAGTGCTGGACTTATTAACTCCCTTTTTTCTTCGTCTACTTTTGCAAATGTTAAATTATTTTTAGACTTGTTAAAGTATACAAAATCTACTTCTATAGCTGGTGACGTTACTAAACTAATTGCGTCTATTGCTAACGCTTCGTTTTCTTCACTAATAACAAGCTCTGTAATCTTTGTTGTTTTCTTACTCATATACTATATAATATAATTTATTTGTACTTATTTCGTTTTAAATAGTACTTCTTCTATTTATGTCTGCCATTTGTGCTTGGCTGTCTGTTATTTCTGATTCTACTACAAACGCTTTTACAGGTTCTTGTGGTATACCACCTTCTAATGTAAACGCCCCTGTACTTGCTGGTATCATTTGCGGTGTGTCTGTAGGTACATTACCACCACCGCCACCACCGCCTACGTCTGTTTGTAATATTTTACGTACATTAGCTAAACCACCTGCAATAACTGCTGCACCTGTTACAAAACCTAGTGTACCACCTTGTGCAAAAGCTTTATTAGCACCTGCGTAAGTATCTATTATTGCTTGTGCTACTGCTAAAGCTTTGTTGTCACCTGCTAAAGCACTTAAATTACCTGCTAATTGACTATATGCTCCTAATTGCGTTGCTACACTATTTGCTACTACTTCACTTTTTTGTTTTTCGTATTTTTTAGTCAAATTTGTTATATCTAAACCCGCCTTGTTTGCTAACATTACTTGACTATCGTAATTTATTTTTAAATTAAGTAGTTCTTGGTTTAGTAATTGTTCGCTTTCTATTGCTACTTCTTGCTGTACGTCTTTTAGTTCTTGTTCTAAAGCAATTAAATTATTTATTTGTTCCGATCTGATACCTGTTATTTGTGCTTCTATTCCTGCACGTTCGTTAAGTGCGTCTTGATATGCTACTTGTGCTTCTATACTACCTTGATTAAGTTTTAAATCTACTGCTGCTGCTGCTATTCTAGTGTCTGCTAGCTTTAACATTTGTTCTGCTTGTTCTTCTAATATACGCCCTAGTTCTTCATTTGCTGCTATTCGTTCTGCAAAACTTAAACGACTGTCGTCACGTATTTGTCGTTGAATTTCTGCTTCTCGATCGTATTTTTCTATTAAACCCTGTATTTTTGCTGCTGCTATTTCTGCGTTGTTTCTTAGTTCTACGTTTGCTTTTGCTGCTTCAAATGTACTTTTAGTGTAATCTACTACTGCTGCAGTTACATCTTTTACAGTTTTTGATACTTTACCTACTGTGTCGTCTACTCCGGTAAATACATCTACCATTTCTGTACCTGCTTTTTTAACTTCTTCTAACGCTCCTGTAAAATCACCTGCAAATACTTTTTTAATTGCACTCGCTATAAAACCGAATACTTCTAATAAACTCATAAAACGTTCTATAAGGTTTCGTTTTATAGCCTCGCCAAATTCTATAAGTTTTTCTTTAGGGTTTTCAAATATATCTTTAAAATAACCAATAACAGTACCTATATTATTACTTAAAAAACTAAATAAATCCTGAAACATCATTGTTAAAGTTTCCATTACTGCGTTAAAAGTATCTACTACTTTTTGGTTTTTACCGAAAACTTCACCTAATTTTGCAAGTAAAGCGACTATTAAACCAATACCTGCCGCCTTCATAGCACCTCCTAAAGTTTTAAAACCTTTAGATAATAAACCTGTACCTTTAGAACCCTGTTTACCTAAATCTTTAGTTTCTGCTACAGTGCCTTTTAGTTCTTCGTTTAATTCTTTAACTTCTTCTGTTGTTTCTTTTGTATTACTTTTTATTTCTAACTCTATTTTTTCGTCTGCCATATCTTAAAATGTTACTGCGTTTGTTTTATTTATATGTAATTTTACTACTGCGTGCCACTGACAATTTACATTGTTTTGTCCTGCTATTTGTATTTTAAGTGTATACGCTGTACTTGTGTCTATTGTTTGTGTTCCTAAACTTCCTGTACGGCCTAATAATCTACTGATTTTTGCGTTGTGTGTTAGTGTTCCATTATTTGCACACCTAATTGTGCCGTGGTACTCGTAAGTTTCGTAGTTGCCTGGTGTACCACTAGAACCACCTGTAACTAAACCACTTAACCATATTTCGTATGTTGTTACACTGTTAGCTGGTAGTAGTATTTCGTTAGCTCTTGCGTCGTCACCTTCTATATACAAATCTACGTCTGATGTACTTGTCGTTTTACCAGACACTTGTAGTACACTATATTGTAATAAACCTGCTTCACTGTTAAAACCACCACCACCTACACAAAATTCGCTGTCGTGTGTTATCTTACCCATTTTACCAATAAGTAAACCATTGTTTGTATTGTTTTGTACTTCGTTTTTTTCGCCTGATATTAAACAATTTTTGTTAAAACCTTTTGCGGTGTTTAGTGTTCCGTTTATTATAGTTCTTTGTGTACCTTTTTCGTTTTTATTTGTTGCACCTGTAATTTTATTACTAGGTTCTTTTAGTTGTTCGTCTAGTTTTGTCGTAGGTATAAAAGATATACAAGCACCTGTTATTTTGTCGTATTTATAACCGTAAGCTTCGCAAGCTAACTCGTTAGGTAATACGTCGTTTGTACCGTCTGTAAAAGTAACTATACCGTTTAGATTTACTTCTTTAGGTTTTATTTTAAAGTCTTTTTTAAATTCCATTATGGTATTAGTATTAGTTCTACATTACTTAATTCGTAAGGTTTGTAGTCTATTTTATTTACTCTATATTCTCTATTCTTTATTCTAATCTTGTAGTAAAACTCAAAATTAGCTATGTCTGCTGGTGTTAAATATATTTTTATATTAACTTGTCTTGTATCTGGATTGTATAGTTCATCGTAATACGGCGACCAATAGGTATTGTATAAGTTATCTATAGGTGTGTTACCTATTGAACCTATCAACTGACCTGTTCTGAAGTTATAGTCTTTTGTATTTGTTGTTGTCGGTGTTTCTGTTAAGTGTGAAAACTGTAAAAAACTACTTTGGTTTTCTTCTGCTAAACTATTTTGTGCTGGTATAAAATATGTATTATTTGACATAGTAACTTTACCTATATTAAAAAGTATTCTTGGTTTGTTGTCGTAGCTTTCAAATGTTCCGTCTTCATTACCTTTATATATTACAGGTATCGTCATTTCTGTAGTAAACCCGTCAAATATAGGTTTAACAAATGTAGAACTAAACGGCTTTGCTTCTATTTTAGTTTCACCGTCAAGACCTGTAAACATACTTGCGTCTATTTCTTCAGATCCGTATTTATAACCTGTTGCGTTTTTATATACTTTTAAAGCATAGTCTTTTTCGTCTTCTACAAAGTCTAAAAATACCCTTTTCTTTAAATTTAAAGGTTTTAGTTTTATTTCTGTTATATCTACTTTGTCCGTCCAATCTAATGTTTTATGTGTTATGTATTGACTTGCTGCGTCTATAAATACTGATTGGTAAGGTTCTATAATTAAATTTGTAGGGTTTTGTTTATCTTGTATTACTAATAAATTAAACATAGTAAACAACCCTTTTAAAAACTCAAATTGTCCTAAATCACCACGTAAGACTGCAAATGTATTATTGTTTACTAAATTAGTTTGTGATATTACTGTAGTTACTACAGATCCTGTAAACTTTACTACAGAAGCTGCAGTTGCTTTAAATTGTGGTTGTATGGTTTCACCTGAAGCTAATAATGCACTTATAACACCACTAATAGTATAAGTAGTACCTGCTGCTAGTGTAATTGTTTGTAAATTAAATTCTGTTCCTGTTGATGACACCCACCTAAAAGTTACATTACGACTAGAACTATCTGTATTTTCAATATTATAACTATAACCTGTTGTATATTGTAAATTATTTACATCTGCTGTAAAAACACCTGTACCTGTATTGTATTGTGATAAACCCGCTGTGTTTTGTCCTATAACACCTGTTATTAATGGTATTAATGTAGTATAACCTAAACCTGCAAAAATTGTAGAACCACCTGTAGGTGCTTGTATTTGTGTGTGGTTACTGTTTGCTCCTATATTTGGTGCACTATCACCAAAATTAAAGTCCATAAATAGTTTAGTAAAATCTGTACTATTTAAAAAATCTGAACTGTAAGTAAAACCTGCTTCTGTAATTATTCTGTTTAATAAATACTTACAATTTATAAAAGGTCTGAAAGCGTCTTCTAGTTTTTGTAGTGTTACATTACCTGCGTCTAAATCTATGTCGCCGTTCCATTGAATAAAAGGGTATTTTACTACATCTGTCTTGTTTACTCCTAAAGTTGCGTTATATGCAAAACTATCTGTATTTAAACTATTAAGTAAAGTAACACCGTCGTTATTTTCAAAACTTGCCTTTATATTTGTTTTGTCGTAAGTGTGTGCAAGTTCTGACAATTCTAAATCCTTAAATTTTTTGTCTTTTAGTTTATCAGCTAGTGTTATTGTTTCACCGTATAAGTTTACATTATAACTAATTTCTTTTTGTTTATCTACTACGTCTATTAAAGATAAATAACCGTCAAAAATAGTATAACCGTTTTCTTTTAAAATAGCCTTTGTTTTTTTGTATGGGTTAAAACTAAATACATCGTTATTAACACTTTTTGTAACATCAAATAAACTTGTAAATATTTTGTTGTTTCTTTTAGTTGCTGGTAATTTGAAAGGTTTACTAAAACTTTGTTTTTTCTCGTGTACGTTTTTAAAATCGTCTACTGATAAACTTAAAGGTATATTACTTTCTTCGTATAAATCACAAATAACTTGTCCGTCTTTAAAAATGTCTGTTGTCGGTGCGCTACCTATACTTTCTTTTATAGATACTTCTCCTATTTCTAAGTTTGTATTATCATTGTTTAAATACGTTAATATAAATACTTGTTCTGTATCTGTAGCTGTAAATGTAAAAGTGTGTGTTCCTATAGTATTCGGTAGTGACGCATTTAATATAGGACTATATGTAACATTGTTTATTGTAAAAGACGAAGAAAATCCTAACGTTGTTATACCTGTTGTTCCTGCTAATCTTTGTACTTTTACTTGATATGTAGAACCTATTTGTAAATTACTAATAAGTTGATATATTCCACTTATACTTGCTGTACCACTATTTGCACAGTCTAAAATAATTTTACCAATTGCTGTTGTAGCTACATCAGCGACACCTATAACACCTGTACTATTAAATTGTTGCCATATATTTATAGGTGCTGGTAATACATTAGCGTTTAATAAATCTGATTGAGAAATCATACTACCACTAAAACCTGCACCTAAAGCACCTATGTTAAAGGAATAATCACTAACATATTCTGTAAAAAAAGGTGTACTTATAGTATTGTATTGACCTTCGTAGTTTTGTGGGTATAAAATTAGTTGTACGCTCATTACATTAATTGACTTTTCTTTGTTTTATCTACTTCTATACTAAATGTATATTGTATTAATCTATCGTTAGCTTTTGTTTTTCTTGTGTGCGTTGTATTTGTAATAGTTGTAGGTTTTACATACTTACGTAAATAACCTTCGTTTGCGTTGTCTGTTGATCTTTGTTCTAATATATAAACATCGTTACTATTAAATAGTTCTTCTAACCAAATAGCCTCGTTTTCTGTTATATAGTCTGTATTTAGTGTTATAGTTTCTTTAGTATTGTTAGTAAAGTATTTTTTACCGCCTGTATGTCCGTCTAACCTAAATTTACTACTATTCCAAGTACCTGTTATTTGTGTGTAACTTTTACGCTGTGTATTAAATGTTCTAACAGACTTTTTAGTAAAGTTGTAGTAATCCCATACACCGAACTTGTTTAACCAAGTTAATCGTATTGTTTCGTAGTTTTTACAGTCTTCTGTTTGATTGTAAAATTCGTATTCTTGACTTAACGCATTAACCGCACCAAACGCTTGTACTGTGTAGTAATCCCAACTAGCTGGTATTGTTGTACTATCACCCCTTAAATTTCCTATACCCGCACCTACAAATTGTAGTTTAACATTACTATCGTTCATATAACCACTGTGTCCGCCGTTTGCAGTTGTTATGTCTTTAGTAATTAAAGAACCTGTTGTAGATCCGTTATTGTAAAATTGAAATTTAACCTTTTTTATAGCAGAAACACTTGACGTATTAGTAATAAAATCTAAATCATATTGACTAAAAAAAGCAAGTGTTAAATAGTCGTTATCACGTATATATTGTTTTGTAGGTGCGTTAGTTAAAAACTTGTCTGTGTTACCGTTCATTATAAAACCTTGATAGTCTAAATTAAAACCAAAATTACCGCTACTATCTAAGTTTAGTATATCTGTATCGTATAAAACACCGTTGTATATTAAAATTGTATCTGCTATTGTATTAGCGTTGTATTGTTTTGTAACTGTACCTGTAGCACTATCTGCTGCTTCTATATTAAACCTTACTGATACAAATCTAACACAATTTCTATTTGTACTAAACTTGTCTATTTGGTGTATACTATGCGGTGTAGTTTCAGAATATTGTGTAGCGTTGTAACTACTCATATTGTTATTGTTTGTATTGTGTACTGTACCGCCTGTATATTCTGCACTAACGTAATTTTGTAATAAAGGACTAAAGTCAAATATACCGTAACCTTCGCCGTTTGGTGTTACTTTTAATACTCCTACCCTATTAGCACTACTAACTATATTAGAGGTTTGATTATTAACATATACTTCTGCTGTATATTTTATTTTAAACTTATTGTTTGCTGGGTTTATAGTTACAGCGTCGTACATTGTGTATATAATGTTACTTGCCGCTGGTATTAATCTATATTTCGGTTTTTGTTCTATTACTAAACTCATACTGTTTTTATTTCTTTTATTATGTCTTCTTTAAAGTTTTCTAATAGTTCTTGTTTAAAGTTTTTATAAGTCATAGATAACGGTTTTGTGTAATAACTTGCTGCTGGTATTCCTTTACGTTGTATAGACTTACTAAACAAGTATGCTAAACTTTTACTTTTTATAAACCTACCTAATTTATCACGACCTTTTATACCTCTTTTGTTTATCCAAGTTTGTATAGCTCCTATATTAGGTGCGTTACCTACTCCTGCTTTAAATCTAAAAGGACTACGTTTTCTTTTACCAAATTTGTCTATATAGGTTCTAGTTACCTTTGTACCTCTTACACCTTTACTAACAAATTTACCATACTTATTTGCTATGAATTGTATACTAAACCCGTCTGTATCTTTTACTAATTTATAACGTAAAGACTTAGATAAATTACCCGTTGTGTTTTTATCTTTTTTTTGTAAAATTTTACGTGCCTCTTTAACGATATACTTACCGTAAGACTTTAAAAAATTTTCTAATTTAGTCACTATACACTAGCTATAAATAGTTCTACTTGTACGTTTGTTGAACTTACAGGTTGTACTTCTATAGCTGTTAAGTCGTTTGTCATACTTGCCATTGCTGGATCACCGTCCGCTTCTGCTACTGCTACGTTTTCAGCGTGGTACAATATATGGCTAGCGCCTGGTGTTAGTCTAACTTGATAGTTTGTAGAACCCGTAGTTATTATACCTACTATTAATTCTTCTGCATCGTCTAAGTTAGTTACTCTAATATACCTTACATCGTTTAAGTCTATAGCACTTTCGCTAGTATGGTTAGCTGTAGCAAATTCTGCTATTGTAGTTATATTAGAGTGTGCTGCTGTAAGTGTACGTTCTAAAGTATTATTAATACCTGTCGTTGTAAGTGTATTTGTAGAACCCCTATCTGATCCGTTAATTATTACACTTTCTGTAATCGTTGTTGTTAAATCTGCCATTTTATTTTTTATCTATTTGTTTTAATTTACTTATTGCCCAATTTATACCACTAGAACCGCCCCACGCATCCCACATCAAACCCCCGCAACCTTCGCTGTATGGTACGTCTTTATTTTGTTGGTGTCTTTTAAAACTTGCCATACGTGCTATGGTATCTCTGCTAATAGGTTTTCTGTCTGCTAATTGTCTTGCTCTAGTCCAACCTACACGAGTACCGCAACTACTACCGTTTTCTTCTTTGTACTTTATTGCACGTTTTGCGTTGTTAGTTGCGCTTTGTGGATAGTCTGTATAACTTTCTAACTCTATACTTATCTTGTCTAGTTTATCTATTGCTTCGTTATAGTCCATAAGTTATTTTTGGTGGTATTAATTGTATTGTTAATTTTCCTATTTTTATTTCGAACATATTGTACTATTGTCTATTGGTATATTACAAGTATTTAGTTCGTTTTCTACTGATATTGCAAAACTCATTACCCAACCTGTTACTGCGTTGTCGTATTCTTCTGTAAATGGTTCTATTGTAAAATCGTCGTTTATAAAATACCTGTCTTCTTCGCCTGCTTCGTCGTTAAACTTGTATAGTATTTCGCCGTGTTTGTATATAGCTATTATGTCGTTCATTATTTCTAAACAGTCACTTAGTACTTCTTGTTCGTTACTACTATCTGGTTCTACTAAGTCCATTAAAAACAACTGAAAGTTAAACGTACGTTGATGGAGTCCTACTGTAACGTTTACAGGGTTTATATGAAACAAAGGAAATAGTGTGTTTTTTTCTAGGTCTATAGTCCATATATCACCACTTGTAACTGTTTTTATGTTTAGGTGTTTTTCACCTATACACTTTAACGTGTCTATTACGTTGTTATAACTTTTATATCTTATGCTGTCTACGCTCATTTTCTAGTTTTTCGTTTAAGTCCTGTTTATACGTCATAAATGTTAGAACTTCGTATACAGGTAACTTTGTTACTTTGTTTATATTTAAAATGTCTTCATTTGCTAACATATAAAGACTATTGTACCACCCCCACTTTTCACTAAGGTTTATTTGATTAAAACCTAATTCTTGTACTTCTTCACCTTCACCGAATACTTGTTTAAAGTGTCTATACGTTTCTTGTCTAAATTGTAAAAAAAAACCCAAGCCCCGTATATGTCTTGTATAGTTAATTTTTTTCTAAACAAATCTTGTCGTTCTACATTCGGTTTGTATTCTTCTATTATATAATTTTTACCTTCTTGTTTTTTTGGTCTTGAAGCTAATTCTATCTGGTGCTTATGTATTTCTAT